CTGCCCACTATCTATTATGAAATCGGCATGGCAGAACGACCTGTTCCGGTTTGCTGTGCACCGTAGCTGTGACATTGCTTATGGTAAGCGTGACCAACGTAGAGCCATAATTAACGGCGATGCTGAGTTTGTCATCATTAACTTTGATGGGTTGGACATCGTCAAGGACGAGGTGGCTAACGGTGGGTTTGACTTGATCGTAGCGGATGAGGCTTCGGCATATAAGAACATGCAGACAGCCCGCTGGAAAACACTGAAGTCTGTACTCACCCCAGAGACTTGGCTGTGGATGTTGACCGGTACGCCCGCTGCACAATCGCCTGTGGATGCTTACGGTATAGCAAAGCTGGTTAATCCAGACGGTGTGCCTAAGTTCTTTGGGCAGTTCCGCGATAAGGTAATGGAGAAGGTAGGCCAGTTCCGTTGGGTGCCACGTCAGAACGCCGAGGTTACTGTGCATAACGCCTTGCAACCAGCAATTCGGTTTGAAAAAGCGCAGTGCTTGGACTTACCAGAAGTAACTTACACGGAACGCGATGCGCCACTTACACCGCAACAAGACAAGTATTACAAAATGCTTAAGCAGCAAATGATGATTAATGCCGGAGGTGAAGAGGTTACGTCTGTCAACGCTGCGGTTAACTTAAATAAACTTTTGCAAATATCGGGCGGTGCTGTCTACGCAGATAACCGAGAGGTTGTGGAGTTTGATGTGTCTAACCGGCTCAAAGTTGTACAGGAAGTTATTGAGGAATCAAGTAACAAGGTGCTGGTCTTCGTGCCATTCACACATACAATTGAGCTACTCATGAGCCACCTTACATCTGCTGGTATTACTTGCGAGATTATAAGCGGCAAGGTTACGGTCAACAGGCGCAACGACGTTATCCAAAGGTTTCAAAATAGTAAAGAGCCACGAGTATTAATTATTCAACCACAGGCAGCATCCCATGGGTTGACATTGACCGCAGCGGATACGATTATCTGGTACGCGCCGGTGACGAGTGTTGAAACTTATCTACAAGCAAACGCACGTATCAATCGCCCCGGTCAAAAAAACGCAATGACTATCGTGCATATTAAGGGTAGTGAAGTAGAAGCAAGGCTTTACCGAATGCTGCGCAACAACATAGCCAACCACACAAAAATAATTGATTTATACAAGCAAGAGCTTAAAGGCGCTTGACAATGTCAAAAGTTGGTGTATAGTTCAGGTATCAGTACGTGAGTGCTGGTGGATGTGGGAGTAGATTTAAATGTTGAAGTGACGACACCCAAGCTGTGTGTGGGGCTAATAACTACAGCGGCGGGGGCTGAGCTAAAACCGTAGGCTTTTTTCATTTACCTATAGGTCTTCCACTCGGTGACCCCGCATTTTTATTGAAGGAGCTACGATGGATGTAAAAGACTACCCCGCAGATCAACTGACGGAAGTGTATATAAAAATACGCGATAAGCGTGATGCGTTGCAGAAGAAGTTTGATGAAGAATATAAAGTGTTGGAAGAACAGTTAGCGCTCATATCAACCGAGATGCTAGAGTTGTGCAAAGAGAATAATGCTGATAGCATCAAAACCCCCGTTGGCACAATCATGCGTAGGGTTGATACCCGGTTCTGGACGAATGATTGGGAATCTATGTATGAGTTTGTAAAAGAAAATGATGCGTATGGTTTGTTCGAGAAACGTATTCACCAGACCAACATGAAGCAGTACCTTGAAGAAAACCCAGACCAGTTACCCAAAGGTCTTATGTCCGATAGCAAATACAAAATTACTGTAAGGAGAAGCAAATGAGCAACGAAGTTTCTATTTTTAAATCCGGTGATGTAGCCCTCTCAGCGAAGAAGAGCCCATCAGCACTGACGCAGTCGCTGATGAAGAAGAAGTCATTGAAGCGCGTTGTGGCTAAGAATGGCATCCTGCGCCGACTGGCTAATGGCGAAGATGTGGGCAAGTTGAAAGCGCCTTTGCGTGTTGTCATTGTTAACGCAGCACCAGATATTTCACGTACGTTCTACGCTAAGACCTACGACCCAAACGCTGAAGCTGCGCCGCCAGACTGCTGGTCGCCTGATGGCCGCAAGCCAGATGTAGGTGTGAAGCAGCCACAAGGTAAAACTTGTGAGACCTGCCCTAAGAACATCGCTGGCTCCGGTCAGGGTAATACTAAGGCATGCCGCTATGGCCGTCGTATCGCACTGGTGCTGCCAGACGATATGGATACTAACGTGGCTGGTGATGTGTATCAGATGCAGTTGTCGGCTAAGTCTATCTTCGGTAAGGGTAACAACCACACCTTCCCGTTCAACGCGTACATAGACTACATCTTTGCCAATGGTAGCGACATTGAATCTGTAATTACGGAGATAAGTTTTAACGAAGATAACGATAACCAGACTGTGCTGTTTAAGGCAGTGGACTTCGTTGCTAAGTATCCGCAGTTAGAAGCTATTGTTGCAGAAGCAGCGGTGTCCGAGACTGCACAGAAAGCTGTAGTTATGTCTGTGTACCAAACGGATACGGAGGGGAAAGCAAACAATGAGGAGTTTGAGCAATCGCCTGTACCAAAAGCCGAGAAAGCCAAGGCAGAAGCAGTCGAAGAGGAAGCGGTGGCAGAACCTACGAAACGCGCTTCTAAATCAAAGGCCGAGGTTTCGGATACGCCTAAGAAATCTCTTGCGGATGTGGTCAGTGACTGGAGCGACGCCTAATGACCTACGGATACAGCCAGCGACTTGCGACCATAAATAAACGGGCTGACAAGAAGCTGCTTGGTGTTATCTTGGGTAACGCATGTATTGGGGCTGGATCTTCGGTACGTGAGATTGCTGACCAACTGGGGGTAAGCCGCACCACGGTTTACAACTGGTTTTCTGGATTATGTGATCCGCATCCAAAATACCACGCAGCGATTTTCAAACTGTTGAAACGCTTGAAGTAAAGAGTATGGCACCTAGTGCTTTTTGGGGGGAGAAATCCCCCCTTTTTTACCCTCATACAATAACTAAATGGCTAACTTCGACTTAATGGATGCTGTGCTGCCCGATGAGGGTTGGTATTGCATTGTAGGAATTAAGAACGACGTAGCGTGGCAGGAGCTTGTACAGACTAGAGAAGAGGCAGACGAGTTTATCAAGCAGTATCTGGAGGGTGGGCGCGATGTTTATTTTGGTTGTGCTAAGTTTGCAACCAACGCGAATCGTAAGCAGGAGAATGCTACGTATTTCCGTGCCCTCTGGATGGATATTGACTGCGGCGAAGATAAAGGAAAGCCTAACCCTAAAAAGAATAACCGGATTGAAGGCTACGTAGACCAAGCCACCGGATTACAAGCACTACGAGAGTTCTGTTCCACGATAGGACTGCCCAAACCTACAGTCGTTAACTCAGGACGTGGCTGGCATTTGTACTGGCTGCTTACTGAAACCATAGACAAAGCACGCTGGCAACCACTTACTAAGCGGCTATCTAAACTTTGCGTCACTCACGGCTTGATTGTGGACCCTTCCGTCTTCGAGTCGGCTCGGATATTACGCGTACCGGGGACATTAAATTTCAAGGATGAAACACCTAAGCCCGTCGAGGTGTTGTCAGTTGCTCCACCCGTAGAATACGAAAAGATTAAAGAAATACTTGGTGTAAGCGCCGAGGACGAGCAGTACATACCCAGACGCAGAGGGCCACCGTCGGCACTTACTTTGGCGTTGATGAAGAACCGCACGTCGTCGTTTAAAAAGATTATGACGATGGGCGATGAAGGCTGCGCTCAGTTAATACATTGTTATCAGAACCAAGAGTCCATAGATTACAACCTGTGGCGCTCAGCTATGTCTATCGCGGCATTCTGTGAGGACTCGTACTCGGCAGTTCACAAGTTGTCTAAAAACCACCCGCATTACGACCCAGCGGAAGTGGATGCGAAAGCGCAAAACTTGCGAGATACCGGAGCCCCCCACTACTGCACGACGTTTGCGCGTTGGAACCCCGGCGGCTGTGATAATTGCAAACATAAAGGCGCATTTGCTTCTCCTATCGCTTTAGGTCGGACGATAGCTTTGTCTGAAGCAACTGAGGAAGGATACTTGGTCGAACCTGAACAACCGGAAGACGAAGAAGAGGATGAAGGCAGCGTAGCGATTGCGCCCACTTACATTCCGACGTACCCATTCCCATATAAGCGTGGTGCAAGTGGCGGCGTATATCGGGAGCCGATGAAGGATGAGGAAGAAGCAAAGTTGATTTACGAGCACGACATATACGTAATGCAGCGCATGATCGACCCAGAAGTAGGCGAAGTAATGCGGATACGTCTGCACTTACCCAAGGACGGCGTTAAGGATTTTACGATAGCAGCAAGCGCACTGACCGGTAAGGACGAACCAAAAAAACTGTTAGGTGCCAAGGGCGTGTTGGCTCGGGGTACGCAGATGGATGAAGTAATTAACTTTTTGCTTAGGTGTGCAAAGGAAATACAAATAACCACAAAGGCAGATATTATGAGAACACAATTTGGTTGGGCTGATGGAGACAGTAAGTTTATTGTGGGTGATAGAGAGATTACGGCGGATAGCATTTACTACAGCCCCCCTTCCACAGCGACGAAGCATCTGGCACCGTACGTCATTGAGTCAGGCACGTTAGAAAAATGGAAAGAAGTCTTTAACCTCTACACTCGCCCCGGTTTGGAACCCAACGCGTTTGCTGCGCTGTCAGCATTTGGTGCGCCGTTGCTTAAGTTTACCGGGCAGAAGGGCGCGATCATTAACTTGGTCTTCCGTGGCTCAGGCTCAGGTAAGTCAACAACGCTGGCTGTATGCAACAGCGTATGGGGGCACCCAGACAACCTGATGTGTATCCCAAAAGACACGGTTAACGCCAAGATGCTGAAGCTGGGGGTGATGAATAACCTGCCGTTCACGATGGACGAGATAACGAACATGGTGGCCGAAGAGTTCTCTGATATGTCCTACGGTATGTCTCAAGGGCGCTGGAAGGACCGGTCTATGGCAGCGACCAACGAACTCCGACTTAACACGACATTCTGGCAGACCATTTCTTTGTGCTCAGCCAACGCACACTTTGCGCAAAAGCTGGCATCTTTGAAGGCTACGCCGGACGGGGAGATGATGCGCTTGATGGAGTACCAGATTGGTTACTCAAATGCTATCGACGTGGCAGAAGGTAAGCAGTACTTTGACCATCAGTTGCGAGAGAACTACGGCGTGGCGGGTGGTATATATGCACAATGGCTTGTAGGCAACAAAGAAGAAGCAGTCCAGACTATGCGGGCTATACAAGCCAAGATCGACAAAGAGCTGAAGCTGACTCAGCGGGAGCGGTTCTGGTCTGCGGTTGTTGCTTGTAACATTACCGGTGGTTTGATTGCCCGCAATCTGGGCTTGATTGACTACGACATGAAGGTTATTTACAAATGGGCAACAGACCTGATTAAGGAACTACGCAAAGAAGGCAGTGCCCCTATGGATGACGCCTCGACTGTGTTGGGTGACTTTCTCAACCGCCACGTGGACCAGTGCTTAGTTGTCAACGGCGAAGCCGACTCCCGCACTAACCTGAGCCCTGCACCGTTACGGGAACCCCGAGGTGCGTTGGTTGCACGATATGAGCCAGACACCAAAAAACTATACATCCAGTCCAGTGCGTTTAAGGATGACTGCGTTAAGAAACAGATTGGGTATAGCGATGTGCTACGGGAAATGAAGCTCAAGGGTGTGTTTACGGGGCGGGTCACACGCCGACTCGGCACTGGGATGAAGATGGTAACGGCACCCGTGTATGTGTTGGAGTTTGACTGCACCAACCCCGAGTACTTGAACGTTGAGGCTTTTGTTCCAGTGGAGAAACCTGATGCAGGTGGAGAAGGTCAGCTACCAAATTAACTGGCAAGCGTTTAAGCCGGGGGCATCGTTCTTTATCCCGTGTTTAAACCCCGCTACGGCAGTGCAGGATATTACGCGTGTTATGAAAAGGCTTAGGTTTAAAATCGTAACACGCGTTGTCATACAGGAGGGCGTGCAGGGGGTGCGTGTGTGGAGGGTCTAGGTTATACTGCGCCGGACGGCACCCTCCGAAGTTAGCTCCTTCTGCCGTCGCTCTCCTTTGCCCCCGCTTAGTCGGGGGCTTTTTTCATGGGCGCACTAGCTGGCATCATCTTCATGATTAACGGACGTAGCTTATCTTTCACACGTAACCCGTCTATAGACTTGCCTCGCGCTTCAGCTTCTCGGTCGATAGTTGAAGTAATAGCATCTCCATCTATAACGTCGTATGGGTTTGCTTTATTGAACTTTAGAACTGCTTGC